CGGCGTGGGCGCTGGTGCTGGGCCAGTCGCTGAGGAGGACCTGTTCATCGAAGATCAGGGAGCCCCGGGCCATGATCGGCTCCAGGGTGTCGATGATCCTGGCCTCCTTCTGGCCGGATGCCCAGTCGTTCTCGATGCCCCCGTCGTGGTGCTTGCGGAGGATGGGCTGCCAGGCTTGGATGAAGGCGCCGTAGCCCATGTTCTGCTCGACCTTGACGAGCGTGGGCTTCCAGCGCCCGACCTTCTGGGCCAGACTCTCCATGACCTCGACGGAGTACCCGCCAGGCACGCCGCCCACGGCACGGACGAACAGCTTGCCGTTCAGGAAGTCCACCACCGCGTAGGCTGTCTCATCCCCGTTCTTGCCCCCGCCCGCCGGGTCCACGTAGAAGATGCGGCCTTGGTGCTTCGCCCGGTCCGGGCTGACCTCTGCGGCCTGCATGACCTCGACCTCCAGGGAGCCGATCTGGTACTTCTTCTTGTCGTTGGCAGTGGTGCCCCGGAACACTTCCAGGGGCAGCTCGTCGTTGAGGTTCATCACCACGAGGTGAATCGGCTTCAGCGGGAAGCGGTCGGCATCGGCCAGCTTGGTGTTCAGCATGTACTGAAGCTGGAAGCTCGCCGGGCCTTGGTCCAGCTCCTTCTTCTGAAGGAACTCCTCGTTCTGGAGAGCCGGGTCAGTGGGCTGGCCTTGGTCCCCGAGGAGACCCCCTCCAGAAGCCAGCAGGGGCTCGTGTGCGAGCTTGCGGGTGATCAAGGGGGCCAGGGCATTGCCGTAGTTGTTGAGCTGCTCCTGGGTGGGGTAGCGGCCCGGCCAGATGCGGACTGCGAAGCCACGGGCCGGCAGGGTGTTGTAGATCGAGCTGTCCGTCTGCGGGGTCCCGAGGTACACGATGCGCCCGGTCTGGCAGATGGAGGAGAACTCACGGGTGAGGGCCAGCAGGATTTCACGCTGGCCGGGGGTCCGCCCGTTCTTCGGGGACTCCACATCGTCTGCGATCAGGAGGTCCGCCCGCTTGCCCGGCATGTTGCCGGTGATGCCGATACAGGCGACCGAGGGCGACTTGTCCACGCCCTTCAGCTCCCCGTACACATCGAATGCCTCGGTGGATACCCGGTCGCCCCGGTTTCGGTCGGGGCGCAGGCACTCCAGCTCGGGCATGTGGAGGATCAGCCTAGTAATGAGGGTGGCGATCTCGTTCGCCTGGGTGCCCCCGGCTGAAACCACCAGTACGCGGAACCTGGGGTTGTGGATCAAGCACCACACGGCGAAGATGGCGGTGATGGTTGACTTGGCCTGACCACGCTGGGCCTGGACCATGAGGTAATGGGGACCGTGCTGAAGGTACTCAGCAATGTCCCGCTGAATCTCGGTGCTTGAGAAGCCAAGGAACTTCATACACAGCGTCATGAAGGGCACGAAGTCCCGGTACAGCTCTTGCAGCACCTCCAGATAGCGAATGCGTTTCTTGAGGTCCATCAGTGGCTCCTGAAGTTAAGTCCCTCGATGGACTCCTCAAGGTCCTGTTTGGAGAACCCGGCATCGCGGGCGGCGTCGGCTGCTCTCTGGCGGAACGCCTGGAGGTCAGCGTCATCGTCATCGCCGGCAAAGGTCACGTTGTTGTCCTTGAGGAACTTGGCGATCACGCCCAGCTCTGCTGCGGACACCGGGATGGGCACGGGGTTACCGTCCTCGTCCTCGGTTGTGCGGGTCATGAGACCGAGCAGATACTCGGCGAAGAACTCGTGCAGTTGGTTGAGTACGTTCTCACTTGCGGCCACGACGAGCCCTCCATGGTTTAACAAACCTATCCCAGAGTAGGAAGCTGATTTGCAGGACCGCGTAGGCCCCGGTCAGAAGAAGAACCCAGTCCTGCAATTGGAAACCTGCGATGGTTGCACCGCCCACAGTCACTGCGGGCGCCAACTTAGTAGCCGCGCCGGCTACAGGATCACTATGGGCGGACATTACTATTCCTTATGCGTTGATGGTTGCTGCGAACTTGAACAGGTCGTCCAGTTGTTCTTCGGTAAGGCTGAGTGCTTCTGCGATCTCTAATACAGACGGCGAGCGGCGCCTGAAGTGCTGGGCTGTATCCCACGCGAGTCGCGTAATAGGGTCTGCGCCCTGGAGTAGGGTTTCAACGTCCTCCCAGTACCCTGCCTGGAGGAGTGCGGTCTTGGCCTGAAAAGCCGAGACCTTGGCACTCTCCCGCCAGCTCTCCAGACGTTCCGCTTCCAGTTCCGCAGTAGTCTTGAATCGAATCTGTCCCATGGCTATACCTCCAGTATGGCACCAGAACGCGGCTCTACCCTGCCTTGGCGAGTCTTTGCCCAGGGGATGCCGGTCCAACCTTTCGCAGTAGCTGCGAATGCCGCGTACACCGCATCCGGGTCATAAGCCCCTGAATCCATCCAGCCGCTTTCCGACCAATGGCCCGGCCCCACTTGCTGGCACAGGGTCACATGCAGCTCGCCATCCTTGTGCTCAACCCCCCGGATAGCCGGCACCCCCTCGATGGGATCGGCTCCCTGGAACACCGCATCAGGGCCGAAGTCACTGAGGTCATAACTCTCCGTCTGACCGCCCAGGTGCGCGGTAATGGTATTGCCAGAAAAGCTGTAGTAATCCGGCGATTGACCTGTGGCCAGAAACTTGATCTTCATGTTGTGTTCTCCTGAGTTGTGTTATTTCCATCGACCAACTGCGGTTGCCGCTACATCGTGGGAGTCGCCCGACTCAAAAGCCGAGGCTCCTGATATACGATAAACGTTCAAAAAAGCAGCAGTAGGGGATAATGCTGTCACCCTGGCATCAGCCCTGTCGGTGGACTCCATGGTTTGAAGAGAGCCGAAGTCGAGGAGCACGGTCATCACAGCGGGGTCTTCCGTGAAGGAGGATGGGAAAGACCAAAAACTACCAAGTCTAGCCGCACTTTGTCTGCTGTCAACGGAGAACCTTTCAGTCCAACACTGCTGAGTCCCATCCGCCCACCGAGTCCAGCTCCCATCGCTATTACTCCCCGACTCTACAATCGGGTCTCCGCCAACCTGCGGCATAGCTGTGAAATTAGCGTCTGCGCCGCCTGTAAGCCTAGCATAACGAACGTCGTGATCACCGGAGGTGCGGTGGTCGTTCATTCCCTTAGCCTGGAGTACATCATCCACGCTACTAGAGGTACGACTATCGGTAGTACCGGCCAAGGCAGCCGCGTTGAGGTTCAGACTACCTCTTGCTGCAACAGGGTCGGTCAAGTCAGATAAGTTACTTGCCTTACTGAGGTACTGGTCGTGCGGATCAGCCAATGATACGTGGTCTGCTACTGCTTCGGTTGCTGCGCTCTGCGCAGCTGCCTCTACCTCTGCGACAGAGAGCACACCGATGTTGGCTCTGGAGGCCACCACATCGGCTAGCCCAGCAAGGTTGTCTGTGGTGAACATCAAGTCAGCGGCGGCGCCCTCACCGAGGAGTGCGTCTAAGGACTCTTGCAGGTCGTCAACCCGCACATCGAAGGTAGCGGTATCGGTAATCGCCTGGTCTGCCTTGGCGTCTGCGGCGTTTGCCACGGTAACTGCGTTGGCGGCATCAGTTGCGGCCTCGTCAGCCACTACCACGGCGTTAGCAGCACTGATCTCGGAAGCGGCGGCACTTGCCTCCGCCGCCGCCGCCGCTGACAGTGCAGTCTGCGAGTTGTCCAGGGCCTCCTGTGAACGAACCACAACTTCTGAGGTGGCCAACTGGGCGTCCTGAACGTTGTCCAGGGCCTCTTGAACCACGAATAGGGTCTGTCGGTAGCTGTCGTCAAGGTCGCGCTCGCTGATCGAGGCGAAGTCAGTGAAGTCAGCAACGGGAATGGTGTTCAGTGTGGTGCGGAAGATGACGAATTCGACGCCAGCCGGTATGGCGGGGCTCACAGTGACCTGAGAAGGGCTGGTAACCTCGCTGTTGACGAGGGTGCGCTCCTCCAGGCCGGTGGCGGTGTAGGTGACCAGGGCCACCTTCACATCGCCGGTCTGGAGGTACGGGGCCGTGCCGTTCTGGTTGTCCGGTCGGGCGCCCTCGAATGAGAACGACCAAACCGTGGTAGAGCCGTCCCCTACCTTGCGGTTGGTGGCAAAGTATTGATTACTCATGGGCGTTTCCTAATGAGGTTTCTCTGTATAGGGTAGCAGTGGGCGCGTCCCTGCGCCCTGCTGGTCAGTGGTCGGAGAAGTCCCAGTCCGGGTCTGCCCCCTTGGCGCTGATGGCGTTGATGAGCGGCACGGCCCATGGGATGTTCCCGCCGGGCATACTCCTCAGCAGGTTCTCGGGCTGGCCCTTGGTGATGGCCCGGAGGGTGCTGTTGGCGTACCCGAGGCTGGGGATGATGGCGCCAATGTCGCCGTCGCTGATCCCCCGCACCCCGGTCATGTCGAGCCCGGAGTCGATCCCGGTGATACCCTCGGCCATACCAACGGTAGCCGCGCCTACGTCCAGCATGTCCGAGGCGAAGCCGGACAGGGACGAGTAGTTCATGATGGCGCGGGCGAACATCATCGGGTTGAGCTGCTGCTCGATGTACTCGTCGCGGTCCTCGCGGTTCAGGCTGTTGAGCTGGATACGGGCCAGGTGTATCGGGATAGCCCAGCTCATGGCGCCCAGCAGGAAGCCGAATGTCTTGACACTGTCACGGATGGCGGACACCCGGGTCCACT